GAAAGACGATGCATTAAAGTTAGCACTTATGCGTGGTGATAGTCTCCAAGCAGTAATCAATTTAATTCCACCCGCACCAAAGAATCCTAACCGTATGTTTGGTATCAAGTTACCAAGTCGTAAGGCATCATTTGCAGTTGGATTAGCAATGGGTATTGGGGCTGGAGTCCTTGTAATCAAGTAAGAGGTTTTATGAACGCAACAGCGCAACAGTTACGTGAAAAGATTAAAGAAGAATTTAAAAAGTGTGCGGTAGACCCAGCATATTTCTTATCACGCTACTCATACATTCAACACCCGATTCGTGGTCGGGTGTTGTTTGATTTATACAAATACCAAGAAAATGCATTGAATGACTTTGAACACAGTGATTATAATATTGTTCTTAAAGGTCGTCAGATTGGTATTTCTACGTTAGTCGCAGGGTATTCACTGTGGTTGATGTTATTTCACAAAGATAAAAATATCCTTGTTATCGCAACCAAACAAGAAACTGCAAAGAACTTAGTTACAAAAGTAAAGTTTATGCATCAAAATCTTCCTGTTTGGTTACGTGGTCAGGTCACGACAGACAATAAACTTTCTCTACAATTCTCCAACGGGTCACAGATTAAGGCTGTTGCGTCTAGTCCAGATGCCGGTCGTTCTGAAGCATTGTCTCTTCTCATTCTGGACGAATGTGCTTTTATTGATGATGCAGACATCATCTGGACCGCAGCATCCAGTACGTTGTCTACGGGTGGTAAGGCAATTCTTTTGTCCACTCCTAATGGTGTTGGTAACTTTTTCCACAAGATGTGGCAGCAAGCGGAAGCAAGGACCAATGGATTTAATACTATATTATTAGATTGGAGAGTGCATCCAGAACGTGACCAAGCATGGCGTGACCGTCAGACTGAATTGATGGGTGAAATGCAATCGGCGCAAGAACATGACGCGTCATTCATCTTCTCGGGTAATACGGTGGTTCCACCAGAAATTCTTGAATTTTATAAAAAGACATACGTTCAAGAACCAATGGAAAAGACTGGATTTGATGGAAACTTCTGGATTTGGGAATATCCACATCCTTCAAAGACCTACATCGTATGTGCGGACGTTTCCCGTGGAGATGGCGAGGACTATTCAACATTCCACGTAATTGATGTAGAATCATCTACCCAAGTTGCGGAATATAAAGGAAAAATTGAGACAAAGGCATTCGGAAATATGTTGGTGTCCATCGCAACTCAGTATAACGATGCTCTACTTATTCCCGATAATAGTTCGATTGGGTGGAACGCTATCCAACAGATTATTGACCGTGGGTACCGTAATTTGTTCTATATGTCCAGAGATTTACAGTATGTGGACGTAGAACATCAAATTACTGGAAAATATCATAAAGAAGAACGAGGTATGGTGCCTGGGTTTATGATTTCCCAACGGACCAGACCACTGATTATTGCTCGGTTAAAGGAATATATGTTAGAAACCTCGTTTACCATCCGGTCACCACGTACTATTGCAGAGCTGGAAACGTTTATCTGGAAAAACGGCCGGCCGGAGGCGTTATCGGGATATAACGACGATTTAGTGTTAGCGCTTTGTATCGGATTGTGGGTACGAGACACCGCCCTCAGATTACGTCAAGAAGGTATTGAATTGACCAAAATCGCTATTGATAAGGCCAAGTATCAATTGGGCACGATGGTATATAGTTCAAATACCATGAATCATAACCCTTACGAAATGCAAGTAGGTCAAGAAAAAGAAAATTTACGGTGGTTACTGTAAATACGTAATACTTATATAGTAGTGTCTTTATATACCATTTTTTCGGGATAAAGTATGAAAAGAGAAGATTTTAAGAATATGGTTAGAGAAATTATTAAAGAAGAATTAAAATCTATTATAGCCCCTAACCATGACCACAAAGATCCTCATAAAGACCCACACGCTGCTCACGAATCGGTATGTGAAGGGGAAGGATGCATTGAAGAAAAGTCGGTTCCTCAACCATACGACCGTAAAAAGTCCAGAAAAATGACCAAATCGCAAGTTGACCTCCGTAAGAAAATTGGTAATGCAATGATGCGGGATGAAAAGAAGGTCAGCAAATTTAGAAAGAAATATGGTGATGATTGGAAAGATTATCTTTGGGCAGCTGCATCATCTGCCGCATTTAGACAAAGTGGTTCAACCAAGAGCGATGACACCAGAAAAAAATAATGTCAAAATATAAGTTTGAGTATAAACCAGCTCATAAGCGTCACGACCCACCTGGGTCTGAAGATGCTGATGTAAATAATGATGGAAAGGTTGATAAGAACGACAAGTATATTATGGCAAAACGCCGTTTATATAAGCAGTATCAAGCAGCACAACAAAACAAGAAGGCAACAGATTTTTCTACACCGAAGTTGGAGAATAACATGATTAAATTAACAGGATTAGTTGAATTACCAGCCGTGGGTTCACTTAAAGAAGAAGAAAAGTGGATTCAAAAGGCAATTGAAAAGCCAGGCGCACTCCATAAGCAACTCGGTGTTCCAGCTGGGGAAAAAATTCCAGCAGCTGACCTTAAGGCAGCCGCAGAAAAGGGTGGCAAGCTTGGAAAGCGTGCACGACTCGCAATGACCTTAAAGAAGCTTAAGGAAATGGAAATGACTCCAGACCAAGAAAAGAAGATTGATGAACTTCTTGCACAATACGAAGAATTAACCGCAAAGCAAAAGCAACTTGATGTTGATAAAGATGGCAAGATTGAAGGTGATGACCTTGCAAAACTTCGCGCAGGTAAGAAAACCGACGAAGCAGTTGGTGAAGACCACGAAGTGTCGATGGCAAGTAAAACTCTTGACTCCATCATCCGACATGCAACTGAATTGAAGGGTAAGATTGGAATGGAAGAAAAAGATATTCCAGCATGGATTCAAGACCATATCGCAGTAGCAGAAAACAACTTAGACCAAGCAAATACAAGTTATCACGAATACGGTCAAGAAGAAAAGACCGATATGCCAGTTGATAAGGACTTAGAAGCAATGAAGGAAGAAGTTAATGAAGCAGCTCCGGAAGGCTGGGAAAAGACCGTTCTTAAGATGAAGAAGCACAAGGAAATTGATAATCCTTGGGCACTCGCACATTGGATGAAGAAGAAGGGATATCATCCACATGCTAAGGAAGAAGGAGAATAATAATGGAAGCAGTCGCAAAGTTCATCTCTGTTCTTTTAGCTAGTAGAGAACAAGCACATATCTTCCATCTTCAAACTCCATCCTATGCGCAACATAAGGCATTACAAGGGTATTATGAAGATATCGTAGACTTAATTGATAGCTATGTAGAATCTTATCAAGGTCGCTATGGTATCCTTAAGGGATACAAGCCAACCACCCAAATTTTTGAAGATGACTCAACCCTTCGATACTTTGCAGGCTTATTGTCATATGTGGATAATGTTCGTAAAGAATTACCACAAGACGGTGAATTAAATAATATTCTTGATGAAATTTCTGGGTTGATTTCTAGTACACACTATAAGCTTAAGTTCTTAAAGTAATATGAAATATAAAGACTTTTTTCCAGAAGGGTATTCCGATGGGGCGGTGTTTAACCAAACCAAAGGAGATTTTGGTCAAGAACAACCAGAAGAAATGCCCGCCACCGACCCACAAGATTTGGCAGTTCGTAGTGCTCGTATTAGTGATATCTTAGAACGTAATACCCCAACTAGTCCAGACAAGTGGGCTAAGGCTAAAGCAGCGGCTCGGGCAAAGTTCAAGGTTTATCCATCCGCATATGCTAACTTGTGGGCAGCAAAGAAGTACAAGAGTATGGGCGGTGGGTGGAAGAAGGGAAAGTAATGATTAAGTTAATGGACCTTATTCCAGAAGAATGGACTAAGAAATATAAGAAGTCTATTGATTGTAGCAATCCAAAAGGGTTTAGTCAACGAGCTCATTGCGCCGGTCGCAGAAAGCGAAAGCGTGGGGGCAAAACCAAGTCCAAACCAGTATGACGCGATTATCTGATTTACTTGCTGAAGTCTCTATTGACCTTGACGAAAAGTACCAGACCAAAGGTGAACTTGGAAAGTGGATTCGTCAAAAGTGGGTAGACATTTCACGAAAAGACCCGAAGACCGGCAAGCATCCACCGTGTGGAGCTTCTGCTGGTAAGAAAGAACGAAAGGGTGGCTCTTCAAAGTATCCTAAGTGCAGACCCGCACGTTCGGCAGCAGCGATGAGTAAAGGTGAAAAGCGTTCAGCGGTAACCAGAAAACGGAAGGCAGGAAACCCCGGTGGGAAACCAACGATGGTTTCAACTTTCAAGAAAAAGGAAGAATAATATGGAACAGATGACTGAGGCCTGTTGGGACGGGTATAAACAAGTTGGGATGAAAGAAATGAATGGAAAGATGGTCCCAAATTGTGTACCTATCAATGAAGACGATATAGTTGAAGATTATTGCCCACGTTGTTTAGCAATGCAAATCTTACGGTCAGCTAAGGAACCATTAGAAGAAGCAGAATATCACGGTCGTAAGGTTCCACTTGGAAAACCAATGCGTGGTGACGTAAAGAAGTTTAAGGTATTCGTCAAAGACCCAAGTACTGGAAACGTCAAGAAGGTCAACTTCGGTGATAAGACAATGAGAATTAAGAAGTCGAATCCAGCTCGTCGCCGTTCATTTAGAGCACGTCATAATTGTGCAAACCCAGGCCCACGTACCAAGGCTCGTTATTGGTCGTGTCGGAAATGGTAATATGAAAGAAAAAGTCTCACGGAAAGTTTCCGATGCTATTCTAAAGAAAATGGGTTATAAATTTGACCCAAAAGAATTCCATATGGGTATGAATGTCGAAATGGAACATAAAGACGTTACGAATGGAAATGTGGTTACCACGGCAAAAATCGCCGCCGCCCACTTGACAGAGAACCCAAAATATTATACATTACTTAAGAAGTATGTGGAGAAATAAGATGAGTACAAAGTTAAAGGACTTATTAGTAGAAAATGTAGAAAATCGTGTTAGTTTAACACGTATTGAAGCTATTTTGGAAGATTTGGCACCACAATTAAGTGAAGCCGAACAAAACAAGTTAGCTGGAGCGTATGTCGAATTAAAGACCTTAGCAACAGCATTAAATGAAACTCCATATACTATCTTCAATCACGACCACTGGAAGTTATTAAAGATGGTATTGGCAGGCAAGGTCGCTGAATTCAGACTTGTTCTCGAAGATATCGCAGAAGATAATAAAGAAATCGACTTCTTCCCAATTATGAAGGCTGTCGATTTAATTCTTACTTACTAAGTGAGGGGTTATGGCAGATACTAGTGTGTTTGGTCGCCTACGGAAACTGTTTTCAACAAATACAGTTGTCCGAAATGTAGGCGGTAAAAAATTAAAAGTCGCTGATACCGACAATATCCAGTCATTTATTAATAGACGCGGTATTGATAGATACCACCGCGTATATTCGTCAATGACTGGAGGATATGGTGCGGCTGGCGGAAGATACGAATCTTCTGCAGCCTTCCAAGGTTCACGACTTCAATTGTTCCGTGATTATGATATGATGGATAATGACCCTATCATTTCATCTGTTATGGACATTTATGCTGACGAATCAACTGTAAAGGACGAATTCGGCCAAGTACTTAGTATCCGCTCAAAGAACCAACAAATTCAAGATATTCTCCATAACTTATTCTATGACGTATTGAATGTTGAATTCAATCTCTGGCCGTGGGTCAGAAATATGGCTAAGTATGGAGATTTCTTTTTATTCTTAGACATTGATGAAAAGTATGGAGTAGTCAATGTTATCCCGCTTTCAATTTACGAAACTATCCGTGTAGAAGGCCAAGACCCAGGCAATCCATTCTCAGTCAAGTTTAAGATTGAAAATGATTTCTTGGCATTAGGCAAGAAAGAATTCGATAATTACGAAATCGCACATTTCCGTTTACTTTCTGACACCAATTTCCTTCCATACGGAAAAGCTATGATTGAAGGCGGCCGCCGTATCTGGAAGCAACTTCAATTGATGGAAGACGCGATGTTAATTCATCGTATTATGCGTGCACCAGATAAGCGTAAGGTCTTAGTGGATATTGGAAATATTCCACCATCTGAAATTGATACCCACATGCAACGTATCATTGACCGCATGAAGAAGGTACCGTTGGTGGACCCAAAGACTGGTGATTATAATCTTCGTTACAACATGATGAACATTACCGAAGATTTCTATCTTCCAGTTCGTGGTAAGGATTCTGGTACGGACATCACAAATCTTCCAGGCCTTCAATTCAATGCGATTGAAGATATCGAATATCTTCGTAACAAGCTAATGGCAGCGTTCAAGGTACCGAAGTCATTCCTTGGGTACGAAGAAGATAATAGTGGAAAGGCATCGTTAGCAGCACAAGACGTTCGTTTCGCACGTACCATCGAACGTATTCAACGTATTATGGTTTCGGAACTTACCAAGATTGCAATCATCCACTTATATGTCCAAGGATTCACCGACGAAGAATTGATTGACTTTGAGCTAGAAATGACTTCACCATCGGTCATTTACGAACAAGAAAAGCTTAATCTTTGGAAGGAAAAAGTTTCGTTGGCAGAACAAATCGCTAACAGTAAGTTCCTTTCTAGAGATTGGGTATATCACAATATTCTTCAAATTGCTCAAGATGATGCAAGAAAGGAACAAGAAAAGATTGAACAAGATGTACAAATGTTGGCTAAGTTAGATGCAGCTCAACAACCAGCGCAACAACAAGCACAACAGCCGACCGAAACACCAACTGATGGTGCTGAAGCTCAACCAGCAGAAGAACCAAAACTTGATAGTGTAGACGATGTTCTTGCATCATTAGAAGATGTACCAACTGAAGAAGAATCTGGGGATGAAGCAGAACTAGAAGAAGCAAAGATGGGTCGTCCAAAAGAAGGAGTAAAGTACGGGCAAGACAGTCACCCACGGGGTCGTGACCCAATCGGTCATAGAGAAAATTTAGGGGCTCTGCGAGTTGGACAATTACGTAAACCAACTAAGAAGTCACCGTTATCTTTAGAAAACCACGAAGTCTCTAACCTCATTAAACAACTAAACGCCCATAAATCTGGCGCAGCACAACCTAGTATCTTAAGTGAAGATAACATTTTAGACATAGAAAACTAACGAACTAGGAATTATCATACTATTTAATATATGATAAGGTATTTATTCACTTATGGCGGATTATCTTATGAAATCTAGTATCAAACACAATAAGTTGAGAAACACCGGCATCTTATTTGAACTTCTTGTACGTCAAATTACTGCTGACGTAATGGAAAACAAACAAAATGGGGCAGCCGTCAAATTAATGCGTGAATTCTTCAACTCCAAGAAAGAATTGGGGAAGGAATTGATGTTATACCGCGCATTCTTTAATGTTCAGAACTTGTCTGAACAAAAGGCGTTTCAACTATTGAAGTTAGTAAGTGAACAACGAAAGAATCTTGACCAAAGTGCATTAGATACCCAAAAATATCTTTTAATTAAAGAAATTAAAAAGAATTTTGATTTGAAAGAATTCTTCGCAGCCCGCGTTCCTTCCTATAAAATTTACGCATCAATCTATAAGAGCTTCGATGCAGCGGTCAACGGGATTAGTGATGTTACAACTATTGAAGAACTAGCAAATAGTCAATTTACTATTGTGGAACATTTAGCTGGAAAGATTATCACTAAGGAAATCAAGGAACATAACGAACTAGCATCTATCATCCGTAGTCAAGACGACGATATCCGCTTCCTTTCCTACAGAATCTTAATTGAACGTTTTAATGAAAAGTACAAGGGATTGGATGAAGCACAAAAGAAACTTCTCCAAGAATATATCTATAATATTTCTAATACTGGTAATTTAAAGAAGTACACTATGTCAGAAAGTCGTAGATTAGCAAAAGAAATCACTGAACGTGCAAAGAAAGTCTCCGATAAGGTCGTTCGTATTAAGTTAGCAGAAGTTGTTACACAATTACAACGTATTCAAAACGCATCAACCATCAAAGAAAATCATATGACGGCTATGTTAATTGGATACGAAATCCTTAAGGAGCTCAAGTCCCTATGACCAACGAAGAAAAGCTTAGAGCATATATCCGTAAAGTTTTAGAAGAAGAATTGGAAGAAATCAGTACTTCTGCGGGCGCTGGGGCATATTTGACTGCTAAAGCATTCCGTGGAAATATTAAACAAAATGTTGCAAAGATGAAGAATGTTGCAACACAATTAGGATATACGTTATCACATCGTGGGGAAGAAGAATTAAAGCGTAGAGCTGACACGATGGAACAATTACAAAAAGAAAATCTTGCAGAAGCAAAAATGCGGTATCACGCATATAAGAAGGATGAAAGTGCTACCCCTACCCAAAAGATTGCAAAAGCTATTTCCGAAGTCAATAAGAATCTTCAAGAAATCGAACGTAGTATTAAGATGAACGCTCGACTACAAAAAGAATCAAACGTGTCAAGTGAAGCACTATACCGTCGCACTCAACAAAGTCTTATTAAGTTAGAAGCTCGTCTTATTCATCTCGCAGGAAAGATTCGGGAAATCAGAGGAAAGTAATATGAAGAATTTATTAGTTGAATATAATGTCATCGAATATGGTAAAGACCTTCTTGTTGAAGCAGCCGATGTAACTAAGCCATTGATGTTGAAGAACGTACTTCTTCAACGTGCTGAAGCAAAGAATCAAAACGGTCGTATTTATCCTCGGGAAATTCTTTCAAGAGAAGCAGGACTATATAAAGAAAACTTTGTTGCACAACGTCGCGCACTTGGTGAATTAGACCATCCAGAAAGTCCAGTTGTCAACTTGAAGAACGTATGTTGCAACGTTACCGATTTATGGTTTGAAGGTACGGACGTTCGTGGTAATATTGAAATCCTTTCTACCCCATCGGGCAACATTGTTCGTGAACTCATCAAGAATAACATTCGTCTTGGTGTCTCGTCGCGTGGCATGGGGTCAGTTCGTCAAATGGGTGAAAGTACTGTAGAAGTCCAAGACGATTTCAGTCTTATTTGTTTTGATATCGTCAGTAATCCAAGTACTCACGGTGCGTTCATCAATGAAAATAAGGGTAGTCAAATTGTTACACCTTATTCACGTATTGACTCATTAGTATACGACTTCTTAAGTGAAGTTAAGTAAACACTATGCATCGGGAAGACCCTAAATTTCTAATAACAGAATTTATGAAATTTATTGTGGCAGAACTTAAACTAAAGTCTCTGCCACGGGTTAAGTTTGCTACTGACGGATTCGCATCTCATAATTTAACATTTGGACAATATCATCCCGCCGCCGATACCATTACGGTCGTGATGGGTGGTCGCCATTTAGCTGATGTACTCAGAACATTGGCTCACGAACTTGTACATCATAAGCAACGTGAGGAAGGTAGAGTCCTTGATGGGTCTGACGAATCAGAGATTGAAGCAGAAGCAAATGCAAAAGCAGGTGTGTTGATGAGAAAGTTTAGAATGATTCATCCAGAAATGTTCGAAGTATTTAATGTTGGACCTTGGGGATTTCATACAAATATGGAAAATAACAAGATTAAATCTATATTGCACGTAGCAAAAACTGGGGAAGCTCAGAAGATTGATGAACAGTATGTGGATGGGTTTACCGCAAAGTTATTAGTGACGGTTGCTCACAAGCTTTCTCCAGAAAACAGAAAGAAGTTTTATAGTGAATCCATAGGTGATATGGTCACTCTCGCATATAAATTAGTTACTCGGTAAAACGGAGGCAGTATGTACGTTGAAGTAAAAGGCGATAAGCAGTCTGACTTAGAACGGGCCCTCCAACAATTCGTCAAGCAAGTAAAGCGGGCGGAATTGATGGAAGATTTAAAGAAAAAAGAGTTCTATTTAAAGAAATCTAAAAGACTTCAAAAGAAGAGTCAAGACGCATTCCGCAGACGGAAGCGGGAAGAAAGTAAGGCCCAAAAGAAGAATAATACGTTCTAACTAAAAAATGATGTTTTTAAGAAAACGTTAATATATATTTAAAGTACACCTCATTTGGGGTGTGATTTTGTTGTATATAATACTTTGTAATGGCTCTGAATAGTCATTTTTATTCTCATAGGAGAGCACTTTTATGGCAGAGTTCGAATTCACGAACAAGCTTTTAAGAGAAGCTATCGCAGACGCAGAAGCAGTTCGTCAAACTGCTATTGAAAATGCAAAGCTTTCATTAGAAGAAACGTTCACACCCCAAATTAAGTCTATGATTTCACGTAGACTCCGTGCCGAAGCAGAAGGCATGGAAGAACCAGAAGAAAAGGAAGCACCAGAAGCAGAAAAGGAAGCACCAAAGATGGCAGCTCCAGCAGCACCAAAGATGGAAACTGCTAAGGAAATGGATGCACACGAAGCAGAACCAACTGGTAAGTCTGACATGCACCTCGCTTCATCAGACATCGGCGCTTCTGACAACAAGGAACCATCCGCTGCAGCATTTGATTCAGCAGAAGATGACCAAAGTGGTGAAGACGCAGGTGAAGGTGAAACCGATTGGTACGAAGATTGGACAGAAGCTGACTTCGACCTTGACGAAGTAATCAAGGAACTTGAAGAAGACATGAAGAAGATGTCAGGCGAAGAAGAAGGCGAAGAAGAAGAAATGGATGAAAGTTGGTCAGAAGGTAAGGAAGAAGAAGGCGAAGAAGAAAATGAAGCATATCCAGCAGAAAAGCCAGAAGCTGGTACTCTTGCACCAGACGTTCCACCACATTCTTCAAAGATTGGAACTGAAGGCGCAGAAGATGCAGCTAATGTTAATACCTTTGTCACCGAACCATCAGATGTAAACAAGATGGAAGACGAGGGAATGGAAAAGGGTCACGAAGAAGAAGGCGAAGAAGAAGAATTGGATTTAGAAGCAATCCTCAAGGAACTCGAAGCCGAAGATGAAATGGAAAAGAAATCATCCGAAAAAATGGCTTCCCTTGAAAAAGAACTTGCAGAATATCGTCAGGCTGTTAAGCTCCTACGAGGCAAGCTAAATGAAGTAAATCTTCTCAACGCAAAACTTTTATATACCAACAAAATCTTCCGCAAGGAAGGTTTGACCACCGAACAAAAGGTGTCAGTCATTGAAAACTTTGACCGCGCAACCTCAGTTCGTGAAGTCAAGATGGTATACACAGTTCTTGTTGAAACATTAACTTCAACAGCAAAAACAATTAAGGCTACAAAGGCAACAAAGGTGGTAGCAGAAGGGTTCGCAAGTAAGGCAACCCCAAGTACCGCTCCAAAGGCAGCAGCAATGGAAGTAATCTCAGAAAACTCCGTTGCAAAGCGCTTACAACAATTAGCAGGTCTTATCTAACCTCATAGGAGAATAACAAATGTCCGACGTAATGAACCTTATCAGTGAAGCCGGTTCAGCACACAAGGTAATCACTGAAGAATCCCGCAAGTTAGCGGGCAAGTGGGAAAAGTCAGGCCTTCTTGAAGGCTTGAAGGGCGCAGACCGCCAAGGGATGGCAGTTATGCTTGAAAACCAAGCATCACAACTCCTCCAAGAAAACTCATACACCAACTCAGCAGGCACCTCAGGTGAACAATGGGCAGGTGTAGCACTTCCATTAGTACGTAAGGTCTTCGGCTCAATCGCAGCTAAGAACTTCGTATCAGTCCAACCAATGAACCTTCCTTCAGGACTTGTGTTCTACATGGACTTCAAGTACGGCAACTCAGTAAACGGAAAGGTCGCTGGTCAATCACTCTACGGCAGTGGTTCAAGTAACCTCTTCACCTCATTCGGTAACCAAGATGCAGGCGGCCTCTACGGCGCAGGTGCTTTCGGTTACTCAATCAATGACGTAACTACAACCATCGTAGCAGTTGCATCTGCATCAGTAAGTTGGGCAGACGTTAACTACAACAACTTGTACAACACCGCATCATTGACCAAGTACGTAGTACCAGCAGTATCAGCATCATCTGGTGACTTCTTATCAGTACGTGCGTTCTCAATCACCGGTTCAGGAATTGACTTCGCAGCACAAGTTCTCCCAGAATTCACCAAGTACGATGGAACCAACATCACCTTCGTTGTTGGAACAACCACCGCAGGTTCAGCAACCACCCTCAAGTACGTCAAGCAACCAACCGATACCACCCGTGGTGACTTCGAAGACCGTGACGGTTCAACCGATTTGTCAATTCCACAAATCGACCTTGAACTCAAGTCAGAAACCATCGTTGCTAAGACTCGTAAGTTGAAGGCAGTATGGTCACCAGAACTCGCACAAGACTTGAACGCATACCACAGTGTTGATGCAGAAGCTGAATTAACAGCAATGTTAAGTGACTACATCTCAACCGAAATCGACCTCGAAATCGTTGATATGTTAATCAATGCAGCACCAACCCAAACCACCGAATTCTGGTCAACCGAAATCGGTAAGGTATGGAATGGTTCAGCATTCGTAGCTTCCTCATTCACTGGAACTGCATGGACCAATATGACCTGGTTCCAAACACTCGGTCAAAAGATGCAAAAGGTATCAAACAAGATTCACCAACTCACCATGCGTGGTGGTGCAAACTTCGCAGTTGTTTCACCAACAGTCGCAACCATCCTTGAAACCATCCCAGGCTTTATGGCCGGAACCGATGGTGACAAGATGGAATTCGCAGGTGGCGTAAGTAAGGTTGGTTCATTCCAAAACCGCTTCACCATCTACAAGAACCCATACATGAAGGAAAACGTAATGTTAATGGGCTTCCGTGGAAGTAACTTCCTCGAAACTGGTGCAGTCTACGCTCCATACATCCCACTCGTATTAACACCATTGGTCTATGACCCAAATAACTTCACCCCACGCCGTGGTGTGATGACCCGTTATGCGAAGAAGGTTGTACGCCCAGAATTCTTCGGTAAGATTTACATCGACGGATTAAGTTTAATCTAATCTTAGATTAACGGGATAATAAATTGGGTGGCCGAAAGGTCACCCTTTTTATTTTCTGCATCTGGAAAATACGACTTAATGATTAAATAAAACTATTTATTACTAGTCCCTATTTAGAGAGAATTATGGAAACACAAGAACCAATTTTTTATGATGGTGTTCCTAGAAGTCCTGTGGGTATTACCCCATTTGGATTCTTTGATAGTGATTCCCAATTTCAGACAGATGCCCCAAGAGCGGCTGAATTCGTTGCTAGAAAGTTAGGATACCCTGTCGTAGAAGTGGAACTACTAGACAAGCAAATCTATGCTTGTTTTGAAGAAGCTATTACGACTTATGGAAACCAAGTCAATCAATTTAATGCACGTGAACATATGATGACGTTGCAAGGAGCAACGACAGACGTTAGTGCAACTCAACGAAATATTATTGGGTCACCAATTCCACAACTAATCAGTATTTCAAATGATTATGGTGTTGAAGGACAGTCTGGTGGAAACGTTGAAGTAAAGCGTGGATATATCTCCGCATCCATCGCTACTCAATCATATGACTTAAAGACATTGTGGGCAGACCCATATGAAAGTGGGTCAGCAATTGAAATTCGTCGTGTATACCATTATATGCCACCCGCCATCGCACGTTACTACGACCCATTCGCAACCACGGGTCTTGGTTTAACTAACTTAATGGCAGAATTCGGGTTTGACGGATACTCACCACCAGTTACATTCGTGATGATGCCTGCATACGAAGATTTACTTCGTATTCAAGCAATTGAAATCAATGATATGATTCGTAAGAGTCAATACGGATTCGAAATCTCTAACAATATTATCAAATTCTCACCAATATTTAAGCGTGATTCAGTTGTATATTTTGATTATATCGTAACAAAGGATAAAAAGGCAAATCTATTCCAATCGGGTAGTAATATTGCTAGTGACCTCTCAAACGTTCCATATACTCACATATCATACACTAAAACAAATGATATGTCTCGTACGTGGATATTCAAATATACACTTGCATTAGCAAAAGAATTATTGGGTATCATTCGTTCAAAGTTTGAAAACATTCCATATCCAGACGGACAAATTCGTTTAGACGGTGAAATTCTTCGTCGAGAAGCCGTAGCTGAAAAGGAAGCATTAGTTAAAGAACTTAGAGAAACACTTGAAGAAACTGGGCTTCAAGCTCAAATGAAAAAGCAGGCTGAAAACTCTAAGGCAATGCAAGAAACATTCCGTAACGTTCCTACTCTTATCTACATAGGTTAATAAATGGCACGCTTTGTTACTCAGCGAGACTTTGAATTTATTCAACACATTACTCGGGAATTAATTGACGAGACAATGGATGTTGCCGTTATCTTATATAAAATTGTTGTTGGGTCCACTAGAGTAAACATCTACGGAGAAAGTGCATCTAAGCCACGGTATACGCCGGTTAAAGTTAATGCAATTGTCAAGTACGACAAGAATATAGTTAACAATGATGACGGGTTTGGAATAAATCAAAGACAACAAGTTGAATTTAGATTTGCTCGTCGTATGTTACAAGAAGTAACTACATACCCAGAAATTGGTGATGTTATTGGATATAATAATCATTACTATGAAGTAAACAACATCACAGAAACTCAATTAATTGCAGGAAAACCTGGGTTTAATACCGCAGTTATTTGCATCGCTCATCTCACTCGTCGTACAAGTATCGACATTGAAGAGGCTCAAGTATGAAAGATGAAACTAAGATTGTAAATGATAATCAACAATCGCCACGGGTACAAAATCGGGCAGACGATACAGTAAACAGTGCATCACCGATATCGGTTACTTTATATACGATAGACAATGCTATTATAAAGTATATGTCTGAACGTATTAAGCCGATAGTAACCCAACAAAATGTTCAAGTACGTGTGCCGATAATTTATGGTAATCCTGAACGCTGGAAAAGTGCACAAAAAGATGGAGTATTACGTGATTCCGTTGGAAAGATTCAACTTCCAATTATCATGCTTCGTCGTACGGCTATGAATAAGCAAACCGAAATTAATTCTGCGGTTAACAAATACTATGACCGTACATTCTATACTGGTTGGAATCGCAGAACACCATATGACCAATTTAGTGTGGCAAATAAAATAGTTCCAAGTCGAGAATACTATAACACCACAGCCGCCCCGGACTATTATCAAATAACATATCGTTGTATGGTATGGACAGAATACATGGAACAAATGAATTCCGTGATAGAAAACATCTCATTCGAAAGTGACGAATTCTGGGGAGAACCGAATCAATACAAGTTCCGTACAATTATTAAGTCATTTGAACCAATTACAGAATTACCAAATGACGCAGACAGAGTGGTTCGCACTCAATTCGATATGACCGTATACGCATATCTCCTCCCAGAAACACAACTTGATGCTGGATTAAATAGAGGACTATTGACCAAGCGGCGATATGGGGTCAAAAAAGTGGTTACTTTTAATGAAATAGAAGGGTAATAATTGATGTTTAGGTAAAAAAACAGATATTTATAATACGAGTTGTATTATACTCTAAAGAGGTTATTATGGCAGAAATTACCAAGGAAGAATTGGAAGAAATTAGTGTTTTGCGTAACAAACTCGCATCGGTAGTCTCTGACGCCGGACAGCTAACATTACAGATTCAGCTGCTCCAATCAGATATCGCAGAACTGAATGACAAGCTTGGTGAACAAACCAAACTATTTAAAAGTCTACTTGAAGAAGAACAAGTATTAATTAAACGGTTATCGGACAAGTATGGTGCTGGGTCGATTAACTTTGAAACCGGCGAATTTACATCAGAGAAATAACAAATTTAGTTTGGAGAATACCGTATGGCAGAAAGAATCGTGTCGCCTGGTGTCTTTACACAAGAACGCGACCAAACATTCCTCGCACAAGGAGTAGCTGAAATTGGTGCGGCATTTGTTGGTCCAACTACAAAAGGACCAGCATTTATCCCGACTTCAGTGCAAGGCATCGACGGGTTCGTAACTACCTTCGGTGAACCTGACGGCACTTCTTACATGGGATATACTATTAAGAACTACTTGCAAGAAGCAGGTAGTGCTACAGTTGTTCGTGTTCTTGGATTAGGTGGATACTTAACCACCGCATCAACTATCTACGCTACTGGTTCATCTGGTAGTAAGATTTTTGCAGTGCTTCATCCAACCGTATCAGGAAGTACGATTACTAGTGCAACCGCTACTGGTGGCGCAACAAGCTTTAACTTACTCATCAGTAGTTCTGGAAATAGAAATGTTTCAGCAAGTGCATTAAGTTCTACAGAAACCAGTACATCATTTATTAGTTCATATTTTGGAACCGACCCACAAAATGGAAGTTCAACACTTCCAGGGTATGTATATGCAGTATTTCCAAATGCAATCGCTCAAGCTGGTGCAAACGTTACAATGTCTGCAGCCACTTCAACATTGAGTCTTCTTACTCAATACAGTAACGCAACTACTCCGTGGATTCGTTCACAAACTATTGGTAGTTCCAAGTACAATCTTTTCAAGGTCCATACATTAAGTGATGGTACTGGTGCTAACAAGGAAGTGAAGATTTCTATCACCGGCATTTCACCAAGTATCGACCCAGATAGTAATTTTGGTTCGTTCTCACTTCTTGTACGTGATTTCAATGATACCGATAAGTCACCAAATGTACTTGAAAGTTTCAACAACTTAAATCTTGACCCAACTAGTCCAAATTATATTGCACGTGTAATTGGAAACGCTGCACCAACATATAATTCAACTACGCTTGAAACTTATTATGAAGGTGACTTCGTAAACGTTTCAAAGTATATTCGTGTTGAAATGAGTCCAGACGTAATTCCAGAAAATGCAGTTCCTTATGGATTTGCTCAATTAAGTTCAACCGTCTCTGGTTCTTCTGGAGAATTCGCAACTGGTTCATTTGTCACCAGTCGCTGGACTAGTGGAAGTACTGCTGGATATGTAGCATCTAACGCTGTTGGTCCAAACACCAACTACTATGGATTTGATTTCTCAAATACCACAAGTCTTTCCTACCTTGGACCACTCGTAGGAAGTAACGTGGTTGGATCTGAATTCAACATTGAAAACCTTCCAAGTAACGAAGTAAGTGGCGCACCAATTTCTCTTACTAATCGTGACCACGTAACATATCGTCGCTTCTCTGTACCATTCCAAGGTGGATTTGACGGATTTAAGCCAAATCGTTATATCGCATTGGGTGGGTCAATTACCGCAACAAATAGTCAAGGATTTGACCTGTCAAACGCAGCAGCATCTGGTTCATTCGAATATAAGAGAGCATTAAATCAATTAAGCAATCCAGACAGAGTTGACTTTAACCTCCTCGCAGTTCCAGGCGCAATTTACTCACAACACAGTTATGTAGTACAATCTGGTATTGACCTCTGTGAATCACGTGGGGATTGTTTCTACATCGCTGACCTTGACACACTTGACGCAACACTTACATCAGTTACTACTCAAGCCGAACTCCTTGATACCAATTATGCAGCAGCATACTATCCTTGGGTTCGAGTACTAGATGATATCACCGGTAAGTATCTCTGGGCACCACCGTCGGTAGTCCTCCCAGAAGTCTACGCATACTCCGACCAACAAGGGGCAGAATGGTTCGCACCAGCCGGGTTGAATCGTGGTGGTATCCCAGGCGCAGTTAGTGTTAAGACCCGCTTGAACCAAGCACAACGTGACGAATTGTACGAATCAAAGGTCAATCCAATCGCACAATTCCCAGGACAAGGTATCTGTGTATGGGGACAAAAGACACTCCAACGTCGCGCTTCAGCACTTGACCGTGTAAACGTTCGTCGCTTACTCATCACTGTGAAGAAGTATATCGCAAGTTCAGCACGGTACTTGGTATTCGAACAAAATACCGAAGCAACACGTACACGTTTCTTGAACATTGTCAACCCATATCTCGCAGGTATTCAACAACGTTCTGGGTTGACCGCATTCCGTGTG